AATCCGATGATCGACAGGATCAACCAGGCGACGAGCAGCACCACTATCAGAGTTCCCATGTCGCGACGGTACGCCCTAACCGCTGTGTCCACACTCCGCAGGACGCCGAGGACGAGCGGTGAGCGGCCGGTACGCGCAGGGCACCGACGTGTCCTCGGACCGGTCCCGGTCTGAAATCGAGCGCACCCTCGCCCGCTATGGCGCGTCCGCGTTCGCATACGCCTGGCAGGGGGACCGCGCGAGCATCCAGTTCGAGGCGCACTCCCGGCGGGTCCGGTTCGTTCTCCCGCTTCCGGACCGCGACTCCCGCGAGTTCCGCCTGACTCCTACCGGGCGGGACCGGTCGGCGACCGCGCAGGAGCAGGCCTACGAGCAGGCGGTGCGCCAGCGATGGCGGGCGCTGGCCCTCGTGGTGAAGGCGAAGCTCGAGGCGGTGGCCGCCGGCATAACGACCTTCGAGGAGGAGTTCCTTCCGCACACGGTGCTCCCCTCGGGCAGGACGGTCGCGGAGGACGTGCTGCCGGCGATCGCCCACGCCTACGAGTCCGGCGCGGTCGAGCCGCTGCAGCTCACGGCTGGGGGCGCGCGATGAGCTCGCGGCGTGGTGACGTGATCGAGACCGCCGAGGACCTGGACGCGCTGCCGGTTAGGAGCGTTGTGCGCAATGTGCACGGAACGGTGGCGGAACTGCGCAGCGTGGAGGCCGGGAAGTGCCTTGTCTACGCCACCTCGTATGGCCGCCTGTCGGCCATCAACCCTCTCGTGATGGATACATACGGCCCCTTCACCGTCCTACACGTGCCGGGCGAGCAGGCCGAGCCGACCACCACCGAGTGGACCGTGGAGGGCGACGGCCCAGAGCCGTGGATCTTCGACAACTCGATCGACTGGTCCTATGAGGACGCCCTGCGATACCAGCGCCGCCACGGCGGACACCTCGTCTGCCGCGAAGTCACCGACTGGAAGGAGCCAACGACATGAGCACTGAGGACCGCGCACGCGCGGAAGCGCAGCGTAGAACCCGGCCGGGGATTAGCGGGCAGACCGTGCCGACCATGGAGCAGTTCGCCAAACGGGAGGGGTACGTGCACGGCTTCATCGCCGGAGCCGTCTGGCAGGCCGAGCAGGACCCGACGGCCGCCGAGATCGAGGCCGGGGCGCAAGCGGTCTCGGACCACATGGCGGCAGACGGGACCCGACCCGATCCGGCCTATGCGGCCGAGATCGCCATAGCCGCGCTCCTGGCCGCGAAGGAGGCCCGATCATGAGCAACCCCACCCGCGACGAGATCGTGCGGGCGCTGAGCGTGACAGACGTTCACCACCCCGACCATTGCGACTGCGGCCAACCACTTTGCGGCGGCACGTGCGCAGTCGAGGGCGAGGACTGCTACTGCGACACGGAGCGGTGCGACGGGCTGGAACAGCAGGTCGACGCCGTGCTCGCGCTACTGGAAAGCCGTACTGCAAAGCCCGCTTTACAGACCGGCGACGTCATCGAGCAGGTGGCGCGGGCTACTGACGCACCCGTGCAGCAGTCCGGCGACGTCATCGAGCAGGCGGCGCGGATCATCTACGACAGCGACCCCGGGTTTCCTGCCGACCCGACGCCATGGGACGACGCCATGCGCCAATCGCGAGAGTCGTACCGGAAGGTAGCCCGCGCCCTGCACGCTGACGGATACCTCCGCGACCCCGACCGGGACCGCGAGATCGCCGCGAAGGCATGGGACGAGGGCGCGACGACCGCGCTCCAACACCTCGGCGCAGAGGTCAAGTGGCACGACCCGATCTTCGAGCGAAACCCCTACCGGGAGGCGAGCGATGAGTGACTGGACGCCGACGAACGACGACGTGCGCATGACGTTCGCGTACATCCAAGCTGGCCTCGACCACGACGACGGCTATGCGTTCGAGCCCGTCCAGCACCTGGACGAGTTCGACCGCTGGCTCGCCGCCCACGACGAGCAGGTCCGCGCCGAGGAGCGCGAGCGGATCGTCGCCCTACTCGACGAGAGGGCCGCGATCGCCGCCCAGGCCGAGCCGTGGGACCAGTACGCAGAGGGCGAGTGGTCGGGCATCGAGATCGCCGCCGGGATCGCGCGAGTGGCTGGTGCGTGGTGAGCCCCGACCCGTGGCGGTGCGGCACCTGCGGCCGCGCCTGGCCCGTCACCAGCCTCGCGAAGGCCTGTGAGGCCAAGCATCGGAAGGAGGAGGCGTGACCGCGCCCCTGTGCACCGCCACCAACCGGCACGGCGAGCCCTGCCGCAACCACCCCATCCGCGGCGGCACCGTCTGCCGCGCCCACGGCGGCGCCACCCCCCAAGCACGCGCCGCCGCCAACAGGCGCCTCGCCGAGCAGAAAGAGGCCCGAGCTCTCCGCCGGGGCCTCGCCGCCGCCTACGGCGAGAACGTCCCCCACATCGACCACCGCGACGCCATGCTGCGGGCCGTGTCCTGGAAGTACGCCGAGGTCCTCGCCCTCCGCGCGAAGGTCGCCGAGCTCGACGACGCTGACCGCATCTGGGGCCGCACGAGGGAGAAGACCGGCGGCGAGGACTACGGCACCACCGAGGAGGCCAAGCCTCACATCTGGTGGACCATGCTCCGCCAGGCTGAGGAGCAGCTCGTGAAGTTCGCGGCCGCAGCAAGCGCCGCCGGCTGCGAGGAACGCCGCATCGCTCTCGCCGAGCAGCAGGGCGACATGCTCGCCGGCGCCCTGCGCACCATCCTCGACACGCTCCTCGCCGCCCTGCTCGCCGCCGGCATGGCCGACACCCTTCGCACCGTCTGGACCGAGCAGGTCGCCCAGATCGTGCCCCGCGAGCTCCGCCGCCTCGCCGACCACTAACCCCACCGCCCCGAGAGACGCTGTTATCTGCCCCAGGAGGACACGATGACCGAACCAACCTGCCCCACCTGCACCCGACGCCCTCTGCCCCCCGGACGCACGATCTGCACCCCCTGCATCAACCTCCTCCGCACACACCTCGACGGCATGTCCGACCTCATGCGCGCCCTCGACGACGCCATCGGCCGACGCCTCCGCTTCACGACCCGCAACGGCAGCAAGAGCGCCAACACGCCCCTACCCGTGAACATGCAGGCCAGCGACCGCGCCTACCAGGCCCGCACCAGCGTCCTCACCTGGACCGACTACATCGCCACCGCCCGCCACGAGGCCACCCCGGACACGTGGACGACCATCGAACGGTTCCTCGACGTCCGCGCCCACTGGCTCGCCACCCAAGAAGCCGGCCCCGAGGCCCTCGAGGCCATCACGGCGGCAGTGCGGACCGCGGCAAGCGTTGTCGACCGGCCCGCCGACACCCACTACGCCGGCCCCTGCACCGCCACCACCGTCGACGTGGACGGGCTGCCCGCGTCGTGCACGGGCGAGCTGTACGCCCAGCCGTCCCGCGCCACGGTTGCCTGCCCCAGGTGTGGCAGCGAGTACGAGGTCGCGGCGCGGCGGGAGTGGCTGCTCGCTGAGGCGTGGGAGGCGGTCGCGACCGGCCCGGACATCACGCGGGCCCTGGCTGGGGAGGCTTTCGGTGGCCTGTCGGTGAGCCTGTCGACGATCCGGACGTGGGCGGCGGACGGTCGCCTAGTGCGAGTGGACTCGTTGGGTGGGAGGCCCCGGTATCGGGTGGGTGACGTGCTCGAGCTCGCGATCGGCGCTGCCTCGCGGCCCGGGGCGCGGCGGGCGGGCCTGTCTGGGAAGATCACGGCATGACCATCGTCGAGTTCCTCCTCGCGAGGATCGCCGAGGACGAGGCGACCGCCTCCAGGTTCAAGGCCACGTGGCTCGAAGCTGGCGCACCCGAGGCCGACCTCGTCAACGATTTCGGCACCTACCCAAGCAGCGAGTACACCGAGATCGGCCTCGGGCTCGGCAGGTGGCTCGCCGAGTGCCAGGCCAAGCGGGCGATCGTCGACATGCACCGGTCTGAGCGCATACCGGACTACGACCCGGGCTGCTCATCAGACAGCTGGGACGCATCCACCGAGGACTGCTCGGAACTCGCCGCCCTCGCCGAGGTCTACCGCGACCACCCCGACTTCCAGAAGGGCTGGGGCATCGGATAGGGCGACACGCCGAACTGGTACTGGTGCTTGACCTGGCAGGACGGTATGTTCACTAGTGTTGCGCAACGCGCACACCCACAGTGAAAGCCCCCGGCGCTTTGGACGCCAGGGGCTTTCGCCATCCCTGGGTATCGCCGTAAAGCAATGTCGGTGGCCACCGATACGGTCGGCCCCATGGCGCACATTCGCTTCGAAATGACATTCCGCGACATCGGCAGTCGACGTGGCACAGCCCGGATCGCCGCAGTCGCAACGCACTACGGACTCCGTTCCACCATCGAACGAGACGACCGAGGAGGGTTCGCCGTAGCCGTCAACGGGACGGTGACGACGGCCAAGACCGCCGCGATCGCAATGCTCGCGCTCGACAGGGCAAAGCACGGGCGGGACCTCAATCCGCTCGACAATCTCCTGGTGAGCGTCGACCACAACTACGAGAACGCGCTCGAGAAATTCTTCCCGGAACCGGCCCCCGAGCCTGATCCGGAGTCCAAGCTCGCGAAGTTTGTCGAGTCCATGGTCCCCGCCCCGGAGGGCATGACCGAGGAAGACACCGAGTAGCAACCCTGGGAGGCGGCCGTGCTCCTGACAGCCTGGGAGCACGCCGCCCGACAGTTCGAACCCACCCCCGCCCCCCGGTGGGACACCCCCGCAACCATGGGCGCCGCACTCGACCCCAGGTTCCGCCGCACCCCCGCAATCGACCTCATCGACCAGGCCCTCACACGCGCACTCACCACCCCCGACGCCCGCCTGATCATCAGCATGCCCCCACAGGAGGGCAAGTCCACGCTCGCCACCAAGTGGGCCCCCGCCTGGCTACTCAACCGCTCCCCCGACACGCGCATCGTCATCGCCTCATACGCGGCCGCCGTCGCCCGCCGCATGGGCCGCCTCATCCGCGACGAGATCACCACCCACACCGACACCCTCAACATCCGGCTCCGCGACGACGTCGCCGCACAGAACGAGTTCGAGCTCGCAGGCCGACCCGGCAGCGTGTACGCAGTCGGAGTCGGCGGCGCCCTCACCTCCCGCCCCGCCGACGCGATGATCATCGACGACCCCCTCAAGGACCGCGAACAGGCCGACTCCGAGACCTACCGCGACCGCGTCTGGGACTGGTGGACCTCCACCGCCTCCTCCCGCCTCGCACCCGGCGCCCCCGTCATCCTCATCCTCACCCGCTGGCATCACGCCGACCTCGCCGGCCGACTCCTCGAACAAGAAGACGGCGACCTGTGGGACGTCATCAACATCCCCGCCCAGGCCGACCACCGGCCCGAGAAGGGCCAGACCGACCCGCTCGGCCGCGCACCCGGCGAATACATGCTGTCCGCGAGGGGCCGCACCACCAGCCAGTGGGACGCCCGCAAGGTGCAGGCCGGCCCCCGAGACTGGGCCGCCCTCTACCAGGGCCGCCCCAGCCCCGAAGCCGGTGACCTGTTCCCCGCCGAATGGGCCACCTACGACACACCCCCCTGGGTCGAACGCGCGGACGGCACCAAGTGGGTGCCCGGCGAGGACGTCGAACTCATCCAGTCGTGGGACTTGACGTTCAAGGACACCAAGTCCAGCGACTACGTCGTCGGCCAGGTGTGGCTCCGCATCGGCGTCCACGCCTACCTCGTGGACCAGGTGCGGGCCCGCATGAACATCAACGCGACCCTCGCCGCGATCCGGGCCATGACACGGAAGTGGCCGCAGGCCGTCGCGAAGTTCGTCGAGGACAAGGCCAACGGCCCCGCAGTGATCACGCTCCTGTCCGGCCAGGTCCCCGGCCTCATCCCCGTCGAGCCCCGCGGCTCGAAGTACTCCCGCGCCGCCGCCGTGTCCCCGTTCGTGCACGCCCACAACGTGCACCTACCCACCCCCGAGATCCTGCCGAACGTGGCCGAGCTCCTGGAGGAAGCCCGCGGCTTCCCCAACGCCAGCCACGACGACACCATCGACGCCCTGTCCCAGGCCCTCGACCAGCTGCTCCTCCTGCCGATCCTCGACGAGGACGACCAGGTCACCAGCGACGAACTCCTCGAGGACGACCCGCACGGCTACCTCGCCACCTACTAGCGCACCCACGAGAGGGGGCCCACCACCATGCCCCTGTGGGACACACTCACCGGCCGGAAGGCGACCACCGAAGCCGACCAGTACCGCAACGAGATCGAGATCCTCCGCGAGTCCGTCGCCGACCTCGAGCTCGCGATGGACGACGCCGGGTGGCGGTCCCTCACCGCCGGCATGGACGAGGAGTTCTCCCGCGCCGGCCTGACCACCATCGCCCGCAACGCCCGCGTGTTCGCGATCGCCAACCCCCTCATCAAGCGGGGCCTGGCCGTCAGGCAGGCCTACGTGTTCGGGCAGGGCGTGGAGATCGCGGCCAGGGCGAACGGGCAGGAGGACGGCCAGCAGGACGTGAACGCCGTCATCCGCGCCTGGTGGCAGGACGAAGGGAACCAGGCGGCCGTGACCGGCAGCCAGGCCCAGGAGACCCTGGAGCGGGCCATCGGCACGGACGGCAACGTGTTCATCGCCTGCTTCACCAGCCCCCGCACGGGGTACGTGCAGATGCGCACCATCCTGTTCGACGAGGTCACGGACATCGTCACGAACCCCGAGGACGCGTCCGAGCCCTGGTTCTACAAGCGCGAGTGGTCCAGCCGCGGCCTGAACGAGCAGGGTCGCCTGGTCGACACGCGCCGCACCGAGTACTACCCGGCGCTCAGGTACCGGCCCGCCCGCCGCATCAAGTTCCTCGACGGCCACCCCGTCAACTGGGACAGCCCCGTCTACCACGTGCGGGTCGGCGGCCTGGCGGGCTGGAAGTTCGGCATCGGTGACGCCTACTCGGCACTCACGTGGGCGCGCGCCTACCGGGACTTCCTGGCCGACTGGGCGACCCTCGTGAAGTCCCTGTCGCAGTTCGCGTGGCGGGCCACCACGAAGGGCAGCAAGTCGCGGCGCCTGCGCCAGGCACTGTCCCGCCGGCCCGCCGGCCAGGCCCCGGCCGGGAACGACACGAACGCCGGCGCGACCGCGGTCATGGACCCGGAGGTCACGCTGGAGGCGATCCCGAAGACGGGCGCCACCATCGACTCCGAGTCCGGCCGGCCCCTGGCCACCATGGTGGCCGCCGCCCTCGACATACCGGTCACCACCCTCATGTCCGACCCCGGCCAGACAGGGGCCAGGGCGGTCGCTGAGACCCTGAACCTTCCGATGCGGCTGGCCATGCAGGCCCGCCAGGCTGTGTGGACGGCCGCCTACACGGCAATCGCCCGCTACGTGATTACGCAGGCCGTCCGCGCACCCCAGGGCCCCCTGGCGGGGTCGGTACGCCGCGACCCACTCACCGGGGCGGAGACGCTCGCCCTCGCTGGGGACACGAACGGGGACGACGACACGATCGAGGTCGTGTGGCCGGGACTGGACGAGACCCCGGCCGAGACGATCGTGGAAGCGATCTCGAAGGCCGACAGCACTGGCAAGATGCCGCCCGTCCAGACCCTGAAGCTGCTGCTCGCGGCGCTCGGCGTGCGGGACGCGGACGACATCGTCGCGGCCGCGACCGATGAGGACGGCAACTGGATCGACCCCACCGCGACGGCGGGGTCTGAGGCGGTCCGGGCGTGGCGTGAGGGCCGCGGCGCCGCTGGCGCCCCCTACACCGACCAGTAGGCGGGGGCCACGGTGGCTATCGGCCGGGGCGTCCTCGACATCGAGCAGGACCTGAACGACTTCCTGCGTGGCGTGGAGGACGCGCACACTCGCGCACTGGTGGCCTCGTGGGTGCTGGCCTGGGACCAGGTCGCCGCCGAGGTCGACGCCGCCGCGCTCGCACTCGCGCTGGCCGCGGACGGGGACACGATCAGCCCCTCCATGATCGGCCGGTCTGCACGCATGCAGGCCGCCCTCGAGGCCGTGTCCGGGTCGCTCGACCAGCTCGCCCTGGAGGCGGCGGACGGCGCTACGGGCCGCCTGCGGGTGGCAGTCGATGAGGCGATCGCCGCCGAGCAGGCCATGATCACGGCCCAGCTGCCCCCACGGGCGGCCGGCGGCGTACTCAGTACGACTCTGCACGCTGCCAGCAGCGTGCAGGTCACGGCCATGGTGCAGCGCGTCAGCGGGCAGATCACGTCCCGGCACCGGGAGATCAGCCCGGCAGCGACGGCCGCGATCCGCCGGGAATTGGCCCGCGGTATCGCGGTGGGCGACAACCCGCGCACCGCGGCCAGGAGGATGGTCCGCGGCATCGAGGACCAGTTCAACGGTGGCCTGACCAGGGCGATGACGATCGCCCGAACCGAGATGCTGGACGCGGCCCGCGAGGCCTCCCACGTCGTGGACCAGGCCAACAGGTCGACGCTCGCCGGCTGGGTGTGGGAAGCACACCTGGACCCCTCCACCTGCCGGTCCTGCATTGCGATGCACGGCACCCTGCACCCGGTTGATGAGCCTGGCCCGTATGACCACCCGAACGGGCGGTGTGCGCGGGTGCCGAAGACGAAGACGTGGGCCGAGCTCGGGTTCGAGGGCATCGACGAGCCACGGGACCTGCAGTCGGATGCGGACGCCTGGTTTGAGGGGCTGTCGGAGGAGCAGCAGCGGCGGATCCTCGGCGGGCGCGGCTACGAGCAGTGGCGGTCAGGGAACTGGCCCCGCGAGCAGTGGTCCCAGCGGCGCACCGCGGACGGTTGGCGTGACAGCCACGTGCCCGCGAGGGCACCGGGTAGGGGCTCCGGTGGGGGTTCGGGCGGGCGGCCACCCACTGGGCCGCTGCGCGGGGCACCGGCCGGGGACGACGGACCGCTCGGAGAGCGCATCCTCATGCCAGGTGCCGAGCGGGCGGGCGTCGTGTACCGACCAGACGGGCTGCTCGTTGCGCAGCACGAGCTGGATACGGCGAACCGCCTGGCTGCGGTCGGCCTGGACATCACGTTCAATCCACTCGACTTCACACGCGGCGCCCGGAACCCGGACGTCACCATTGGCGGGTTCGCCTGGGAGATCAAGAGCCCGCAGGGCGCGGGACGGCACACGATCTCACGGCAGCTCGCTCGAGGACGACACCAGGCCGATCGGCTGATCCTCGACACCGCCCGCACGCCACTGGCCGATCCTGACATTCTCGACGAGCTTCGGCGTCGACTCATCGGACAGCGTTCGTTCCTCGAGGCGATCCACGTCGCGAAAGACGGGACCGTGACATGGCTGACCCACCGCGGTACAGTGTGAGGAGAAGGCGGCAGGCAGTGCACCACTCATTCGCACAGCTGAGCCGCCTTCGCTCTTGGCCCCGTTGAGCATCGCTCCGGGGCCTTACCCATGCCCCGCGCGTCAGGTCTGCTCTGGGGCCCACTCGCCGCGCGTCGACCAGCCCGGCGCCAGGTACAGGACCGCGCCACACCACCGGCACTCATGCTCCATGCCCGCCCCGTGCGGCTTGATCTCCACGCGACGCAGCACGAAGTCATGCCCCGGGCACTCCCCCGGCCCGCCCTCGTCGTTCGCGTCATCCATACCCACAGGCCCCACCCAACCACCCCTAGGAGGTGCCGCGCATGACCGGGACACTGATCCGCGAGAGCACCACCCTCGCGGGCCCCGCCGCCGGCGGCAACATGCTCATCCAGCTCATCACTCCCGGCGTCGGCTCGTCCGGCGTGTACACGCCCCAGGTCCTGCAGGCCGCAGCCGAAAGCAAGGTCTTCCCGGCGGGCACGCTCATGTTCAGCGACCACCCCGGGGAGACCGAGAACTACGACCGGCCCGAACGATCCATCCGCGACGTCGCCGGCGTGCTCACCGAGGACGCCCGCTGGGACGGGACCGCACTGGTCGCCGAAGCCAAGACGTACAGCCCCTGGACGCAGGTCCTCACCGAGATGCACGACGCCATCGGCGTCTCCATCCGCGCCCAGGCCACCCTCGGGGAGGCCGACGAGTCCGGGCGCCGCGTCGTGGAGTCCCTCGACCAGGGCATCAGCGTCGACTTCGTGACCCAGGCCGGTAGGGGCGGCCGCGTCCGCGAAGTGTACGAGTCCGCGCGCCGCACCTCGCCCCTCATCGTCCGCGAAACCCAGCCCGTCACCGAGGCGACCGCCGATCAGCGGCGCGAGGAGCTCGCCGACCTGCTGAAGGCCAGGTACGGGGCTGGGAACAACCTGTTCGTGTACGTCGTCGATCACGACGACACCACCGTCTGGTTCGAGATCGACACCGGACCCGACCAGGGCACCTGGCAGCAGGCCTACGCCACCACCGGTGAGAACGCCACCAGCCTGACCGGCACCCCCACCCAGGTCCGCCGCGTCACCACATTCGTCCCCGTCACCCCGGCGGGGCAGCCCCACACCACCGAGTCCGAGGAGGACACCATGCCCCAGATCGAGGAGAGCCGACTGGCTCAGCTCGAAGAGGCTGACCGCCGGGTGCCCGTGCTCGAAACCGAGCGCGACACCCTCATCACCGAGCGGGACACCGCCCGCCAGTCCGTCAGCGAAGCCCACCAGGAGGCGGACCGGGCGCACGCGGCCCGCATCATCGCCGAGTCCGGCCACCAGTTCACGGCCCTCGAGCGGCGCGGCCTGCTCGTCGACCCGCCCACCGGTGAGTCCGGGCGCCTCGACCAGGAGGCGTTCGCCGCCGCTGTGGCTGAGGCCGCGGCCGAGGCCCAGGAGGCCCGCGGCGCGGGCGCCCCCCGCGGCCTGGGCGACACCAACCCCCACGGCAGCGGTGAGGACCTCACGGAGGCCGACCTGGATGCCGCTCTCGCCGCCCTCACGGGCCGAACCATCAAGGAGGCCTGACATGGCAACCAACGAGCGTTTCCGCGACGCCGACCACCTGACCCTGCCCGTCCCCTCGGGCACCGTCTCCGGTGACCCCGTCCGGGTCGGAGCCCTCAACGGTGTCGCACAGACCAGCCGAGACGAGGACGGCAACGCGACCGTCTGGCTCAAGGGCGCATACGACCTCGAGGTCGACGGCGCAGTGACCGACGTGGGCTCCCCGCTCTACCTCGACGGCAAGACCCTCGTGGTCGCAGCCGGCGAGCTCGGCGAGCCGTTCGGCTACGCCCTCGCCACCAAGACCGCCGCGGCCGCGCCGGTCCCCGTCCGCATCGCACAGGTCTGAGGAGGACCCCCACCATGACCACCACCCCCGTCCTCCAGCGCAACCAGCGCATCCTGGAGGCCCGCACCACCTTCCAGAAGGCCCTCGACGGTGACTTCCGGGCCCGCGCCGACGTCATGGAGTCCATGACCACGGCCGACTTCCCGATCCTGCTCGGCGCGGCCTACGGCCGTGAACTCCTGCAGGAATACCAGGGCATCGCCCCGGTCTGGCAGAAGTACTCCCGCCGCTCCGTGGTCCCCAACTTCAAGCCGAAGAAGCTCGTCGAGCTCCTCGGTGGCCGCGCCGGCCTGTCGAAGGTCAAGGAGGCCAGCGAGTACCCGGCCCGGGGTCTGACCGAGGCCGAGTACGAGTTCAAGGTCGAGAAGTACGGTGACCGGATCCCGCTGACGTGGGAGATGTTCATCAACGACGAGCTCGACGCGTTCCGGAACCTCCCGGAGCGGCTCGGTACCGCGGCCCGGGAGACCGAGGACATCGTTGCCGCGTCCGCGTTCTTCAACGCCGGCAACACGGGCCTCAACACCGCGTTCTTCCGCGCCCAGAACGGTAACGCCCCTGTCACGGGCGCTGAGGGCGCACTGTCCGCGGACAACGTGGAGGCCGCCCTGCAGGCGATCTCCACCCGCAAGGACAAGGACGGTCGCCCGATCGTCGTGTCCGGCAGCGTCCTCATGGTGCCCCCGGCCCTGGAGATGCAGGCCCGGAAGATCCTCACCGCGACGGAGATCCGCCGCACGGACGGCAACACGACCACGACCGAGTCGAACCACCTTTCCGGTGTGCTGACCCTGGTCGTGAACCCGTGGCTCCCGGTCGTCGCCTCGGGCTTCTCCGGTGTGAACCGCACCTGGTTCGTGCTCCCCGCGCCGAACAGCCCGCGGCCCGCGCACGTGACCGGGTTCCTCCGTGGCAACGAGCAGCCGGACCTGCGGGTGAAGAACGATGCGGGCAACCGTGTCGTCGGCGGCAGCGTCGCCCCGGAGGAGGGGTCGTTCGACGACGACACCGTCCAGTACCGGGTGCGGCACTCGACGGGTTCGTCGCTGGTGATCCCGACCGGCACGTTCGTCGCCACCGGCAACGCGTAGCAGGCACGCGCTGATCGTCCGCCCGC